TTACTGCAATGTCCTTTCTTGCTAATGTTGCAATAGTTTTATTCACTCCTATTATTTGGAATGACATTGATTTCTTTGCCATTTTATTCTTTCGCTAAACTTCCAGTCGGCAAATATCTCATATATAATTTCTTATAAACTATTGTATCTCCTACTTGCCATACTTTAACACCATCATCGATAAGACTATATTCTTTAGTAACTGGTGAGCCTGTACCTATCTTAATAGCTGCTCCAGATGTTGCAAGAGTGCCTAATACATATAATACAGAATCATTAGATGTTAATTTACCTTGTTCAAGAAGACGAGCCTCATAGCTATTAGATGCAGCTTTTAACGGTTGCTGCGCACCACTGGTCCAAACATCCGTTCCAGAAGCATTAGATAATTTATAACTATCATCATAGTAAGACCCTGAATCTGTCATTGAGTAATATTTTACTCTGATTTGATTACCAATCTCTTGGATTGTCTGTTGGATATCATTCTGAAGACTTGTCGCCGATACCATAGTCTTTTTTCTTGCTTAAATCCTTTTTTAATGGTGTATTGCTTACTGTATCTTCAACTAAAATGTATTGTTTGGTTTCTACTAAAGCTTTAACTTTGCTTTCATCAACCTCAACAATTTCATTAGGCTGAAATGGACTTATGCATTTAAGTTTTACATTTGTCATTTTATCACCCTCGTTTAATATCTTTAATATCTGTTTTTATTTCTTTTATATCACTTTCAATCATTTCAAGCTTTTGTAATATAACTGCTGATTGAGCTTCCAATGCTCTTATTCTATCGTCTGTTTTTTCTACATATGCTGGATGTGTTATTGAAGCTTCATCCCAGACTTTTTCTAAATTTGAAATTCTATTGTTAACCTGACCATAACCAAATACAAAAGGAACACTTGCACAAACTATTACCACCACAAGCATTAACAATGCCATTGTATATTTTCCTATCGCTATTCCACCATTTCCGTCACTTTTTATATAGTGCTTTATCACTGTTATCACCCTATCCTAATGCTTTGTAAAAACTTGTTTTTTGTCCTATCATATTTAATTCATTCATTGCTATTTCTGTCATTGCTATTGCTGAAGTTGCAATGTTACTTGATGCTCCTTTCTTTGATGAGAAATCTCCTAACTTAATTGTATCAACGTCTGCTCCTAATGTTTGCATTGAAGTCATAACATCTACTGCTGTAAGTTTAGTAATCGGAGATTGAAATTGTAATGGAATAGAATTAGAGCCTATTGAATCTCCTGTATAGTTTGCACAATATTGTCTTTTCTGGTCTGCTATTTCTAATAAAGTTGTTCCACTTATTGATGTTGGAACGTTCTCTACTAAAACCAATACCGCTGTGCTTACTGACCCAAGATTCCAATCGCCCATTTTATATCACCTTAAAAATCTACACTACCAATTCTTAGCCAATCTGTTCCTGAATCATTTAAGAACACTTTATCTGCTAATGTATCATAAGCTATAACTGCTCCACTTTGTCCACCTATTCCTATACCTTGACCTGCAGGGCATACAATACCACTTGGATTTCCTTGAACGAACATTAATGAAGCTCCACCACCAAGATGTTGTTTCATTCCTGATACTAAACCTTGAACTGTGCTTCCTGTTGTATCTGTTGCCATATTATATCACCTTTGTTATATTAGCGTTACAATTTGGACAATGTAAATCTGTTCCACATTTCCCTGCTCCGCTTGTAATTTCCATTGTAGAACCGCATTTACTACAAATTAAATTTGGATTAATCTTTGGTTCTTCTTTTACTACAACTGGTTTAGTTGCAGCTTTTCCTTTTTTAGTTAATTTAAATGCTATTGTCATTTTGTATCACCTTATGCTACATGAATTTCTCCAGATTCTCCTGCTGTATCTGTGGTTCCCCAACAATTAGAAAGCCACATTGTTGCTGGTATAAAAGCTCCAGTTCCTGCTGCTTTAAATGTTAATTCTGTTGATGACGTTGGATTTATTTCGCATCCAAAAGTACATCCTGTAAGAGTTCCAACACAACCTGTTGCATCAATATATCTATTAGTTCCACCAGAAGATAATGCTGGTAACGACGTAAATGTGCAATTTTTAACCGTCACTCCATTAATACCTGAACCTGCGCCTTTAAGATATAAATTACAATTTGTATTTGCTGCTGGACCACTCATTATACAATCTTCAATTATCCAATCTTGTGGTTGTGTATTAGAGGTTCCAACTAAACATACATCAATTTCATTCTTATAGAAATTACAGCCTGATACTAACAACTGCCATGCGTTTCCTGCTGCTGTTGTATAAATTCCACCACCATCTGCAACTTTTGTAGTAACTTTACAGTTTTTAATATGACAATTAACTATACTTGTTCCAAATGCTGCTTTAGCTGCATAATCATCGTCTAATAGAATTCCACCACCTGTTGAACCTGCGCCATTAATACCAATGTTTGCTATCAAACATCCTGGTGCTCTAACAGTAATCATTGCTGTTGAACCTGCGCCTATCTTAATTTGTGGTAAACCACCTTGTGTTCTTCCTCTATTTACACCAATCAATGCTAAATTTGATGCTGCATAAGGTATAATAACTGTCTCTGCATAACTTGTTGGGTCGCCTGTATAATCTACTATTGTTTTTGCTGCTACATAAACAACATCACCAGAACCTGCAACTGCCATTGCTTCTGTTATTGTTAGAAATGCCTCCTTCCAAGTTGTTCCATCTCCAGAACTACCTGTTGCTTGACTTCCGTCTACATACCAAGTGTTAGCATCTCCATCTGGGAAAATAGTTCCAACATTACCTGTTGCTTGGCCACTTACATCGAGATTTTTAACTCTAAAATCTCTTCTTCTTAATCCATCTGCCATTTAATTTCACCTACTCGATTAATTATAATCACTGACATACTATCAGCCATTCGGTATATTCACGTATTGTGAACAATTTAAATAAAATAAAAAAATAAAAAAAATACTACATTTAAGATGTAGTAATATTTGCAACTGCACTGCTTCTCAAAATTGCTACTACGATTCTCTGTGTAATTGTAGCTGCGCTCATGTCATATGTTGGTAAATCAAAGTTCTGTATGCTAATAGGTCTTTTTTCTGCTATTGCATAAGCTTTTTGTTTATCAGTCACATAAGCATATTTTGAGTATGTTGTGCTTGGTGCTGCGTTTGTTGAAAATCTAAGAACATTCAATCCGTAGATTGTTCCTAAAAATCCGCTTGCAATCATTGCTGTGTTACCAACTTTGTTTGCTTCAACAAATGTATCGATGTTTCTTAAATCGTTAAGAACTTCGTTACCTACAAATAGAGTTGTTGCGTTATAATCTGCATCATCAAGATACTGAATAGCTCTTGTTATGTTTGCGATTGTTATTGCCGCTCCACCTGTAACTGTGTTCGCTGCGCCATCCAAGACTGCCAAAACAAGACTTGTTTCGTTCTCTGCAAATCTTTTTCCTGCAATTCTTGTGTTGTGCTCAAGAAGAGGCCATTTTGAATCCTCTTTCATTTCTTCAGTAATCCTAATTGCTACACCATATTTCAGAGGTTTCAAATTAGTGCTTGTATATTCTACTTCATCAAGAGGTATTTCTGCTCCTTCTGAAACAAGTCTAATGCTCAATGTATTCTCTGTCATTAAATCGATGTCAACACTAGACCCTGGAATTTCTCCTGGACCCATTACAATTGCTGCTTCACTTCTTGGAATCAAAGTTTTATCTTGCTCATCAATCATGGTATCATAGATTTTCTTAGCAATAAGCAAACTTCCTTCAGTTCCGTCTTCAGTGCTTAAATATTCCTTTAAATAATTTAATTCTGCCATTTCTAATCACCCATGTATATCGACTATTAAGTAGCCGCCTGATGCTCCTGCTGTTACTGCTCTTCCGATTGGTCTTAGTGCTGTAAGATTTGCTGCTACTGAACCAACTGTCTGAACTTGCTGACCATCACATTGTACTAATGTTCCTGCTAATACAGTTGCATCTGTTGGAAGTATAAACATTCCTCTTGTTGCTACTGATAAAAGTCCGCCTGATGCTGCTGTGTTTAATGCAATTCCATTAAACATAGTACCACTTGCGCTATTGTGAAATAAAATATCTCCTGTTGCATATGAATTTGCGCCAGATGATACTACCCCAGTTGCGCCACTTGCTGCTACAAACATTCCACCTGAAACTATTTCTCTTGCTTTACCAGAAATAATTCTTGGTGTTCCGCCATCAGCAACTATTACTGCTCCTACTGGATTCATAACCATTTTTCGTCACCTATTTCTTATACATAGTAAAGCCGCTACCAATATTACTTCTCTCTATAACGAATTCGTTAAGAGGATTTTCTTTTGGTTTTTCCTTTACTATTGCTCCTTTTGTTTTTGTTGCTAATTTCTTGAAATCTTTTAGAGATTCTCTAAGAGTTTTCAATTCTTCTTTTATGTCAGAGATTGCTGATTCTTCTGAAGGTGCTGGTTCTTCATCTGCTTCTTCCGCTACAGGTTCTTCTTTAGCTGGTTCTTCAACTACAGGTTCTTCTTTAGCTTCTTCTGCTGGTGCTTCTTCAGCCGCAGGCTCTTCAACTACAGGTTCTTCTGCAGGTGCTTCTGCCTCTTCCTTTAGATTCTTCAAAGCTTCTTTAAGCTCTGTCATATCTTTTTGTAATTCCTCAAGTTCTGTCATTTTATTATGACCTCCTGGTTGTCTTTATCATACGTTGTGCTTTAACAATGTCAATACCCAATCTAAGTTTATTAACATCTTCTTTGAGTGTTTCAATAGAATTTCCAGATTTTTTCCCTTCAAACTTCTCCATCATTGCTTGTGCAAACGATGCATTAGGGTCTGCTGGAACTGCTACAAGACTAAGTTCTACAAAATCTATTCCATGTGGTATAAGTTGTTCTCCTTCTTCAACTTCTGCCACCATCGCTCCAATAGATACTGTGCTTAATCTGCCATCTTTTATCATTTCTTGATATTTAGGTTCATGTATTTTCCCTTCAAATATTACAGCTTGAATAGAATTATCAAAAAATGCTCTCTTAACTTTGCCTATAATATTATCAATAAGATTGCCATGGTCTTTTAAGATTGGTTTACCTTCAAGAGTATGTGCCGCTTTCATAAGCTCTTCTGATGTATATGTCACGCCATTTCTTGTAGTTGTAGAATTTATTGCTACTCCTTTAATCATAAACTCATTCCCAAGAGAGAAACTTTCTTTTATAGGAACAAAGAACTGATAGTCATATTTTTCTGTCATTTTACTTTCCTCTTTAGAATTATTAGATTTTAATCTTGGCATAACTAAAAATATATTTTTACTTATATTTAAATCTTTTTATGTTAATTATATAATTAAGGTGAAAGAAAGAAGAATTACTTCTTCTCCTCTACCTTTGGTGTTTCTGATTTCTTCTCTACTTTTTTAGGTATTACTGGATTCTGTTGCGGTTTTGCTTGTGCATTCAAAATATTACTTATGTCTGCATTTATTCTTTGCAACTTCTGATTACCTATTTCTAGTTCTGTTGTTATTAATCCCTTCATCGCATATAACTGATTAAGTTTTGTTTGTAATTCATTCTGTTCCATATTCATTTCCTCCCTTTAAACTCCTTTCTTTCCGCCAGTTTTTGCTCCTGTTCCTTTTCCACCAGCTCTTCCTTTACCGTTTCCTCTACCATCTCTTGCTCCTCTTGACCCTGAGGGTGGTCCTGTTTTATTTCGTTTTGGCATTTTTATTTCCTCCTAATTGGTTATACTCTTATGCTGACTATTACATCTCAATTTCTTTAAAGTTACTCTTAAATTCATTTCCTTTGATACCTTTAAATCCCATCTGTGCTCATACGGTTCATATCCATTTTTCTGAATCTTTAATACATAATCTTTATGGTCTACATTTTGTCTACTCCAAGAATCACTCTCATCAATCCAGGCATGCCATACTAAACATTCTACTTGAGCAACTTGGCCATCACTATCTGTCTTGCCACTTTCCCATTTCATAAAATCAAAAGTTGCATTTGTTTCTGATATAGCAGTATCAATACTAAAATATGAATAATCTGCACCAGACCAAGAAGATGTTGCACCACTCTCAACTATTGCTTGTTGACCAATATATGTTCCACTTGTCATTATTACTATACCACCTACCATACTTGCACTATAATTTGGTGGTTCAGCCCAATCCATTAATGGTGTTGATAATGCATTATATATTGTATCACTAAACTCTAAACCTGATAATGTTGGTTTAATAACTGCATTACCTTGTCCATCTGTTAAATATACACTTGCATCTTCTATTGCGTTTCCTTGTTCATCAACTACTGTCAGGTCAAATGTATAATAAACTTTAACATACCAATCTGTTCCAGCATTTGAAGAATTATTTAAAACAAATACCCCTGATTCAGTTGACCAATCTGTACTCGCAAAAGAACAATTAACTAATGTTACATTACACCCATAATATCTTCTAATATTTTGAGAAGTAGAAACAAGCTCGGTATTATCAACTCTAGCACTTCCAACACCTAATAACATTCCATCACAACTAACGGTTGCATAAGGTAAGTAAAGTTTATCTATCGCAACATTTCCTGTAAAACAATAGAAAAAATATGAACAAGCATAAACCGAGCGCTGAAAATAAGACGGTGCATCTATTCCTGAACTAAAATAATAATAATCTCCCCCAAGCGTACTATCTCTAATATCTACAATATCATAAAGAATTGGAGATGTCCAGGCTCCTAAGTCTTTCCAGAATACACTCCCATATAAAGATAGATTATAAAGAGATGTTCCTCTTGAATATTTAGTCCAATATTTAACTCCACAACCATTATACCCATAACCTTCTGAGTTCTTAGCTCCAAATGTCACAGAAGAAGTACTGTTCGTAATAATACCACATCTATATTTATCAGAACCTAATTCTACTTGTTCTTTAACAGATGTTAAATCGCTTGCATTTAATTTCAAACTACAATTTACAAAATATTGATTAACTCCTGCTTTAGTAACTACACCCCAACTTCCAGCAACATCTGCATCATAAATATCAGTCATTGTTAAAGAAGCCTCACTTGTAGCAGTTATAGTATGGTCACTTACATAAGGTGTAGTTGTTTGATTTGCTCCACCTTCTGATATATTTGTAACTGCTGTAATCCTACATCTTATCATAAGGTCGTCTTCTGTAGTTGGAAAATTACTTGCATAAAATGAACTAGATGAATGACTCATATCTTCAGGCACTGCAAATAAAACTGAGTTTGCTCCTGCGTTTTGAAATCCATTTGTATTATCTGTAACACTTGGAATAGCAGTCCATACTCCTTCCTTTGGATATTCCCAAACAACTGTAATAGAATCTGCAACTAATTGAGTTCCTACATTAAGATAAAGATTATGATAAGGGACACATGGACTATAAATGTGAAAGTATATAGCATCCTCTACTGTAGCATTATCATCAAAGAAGTCTGCAGTAGCATATGGAGCAGTCCTTAATGCATCTGTTCCTGCTGATTCATCGTGATAAGACATTCTTGCCACATTCAAATTGTTGTCATAAGTTATAGTCATTTATTAATTGCCTCAAACTTTGGAACTTCTATTGGTTCTTTTATTTCGCCAACTTTAGCGTCTTTGTATTTTGTTATTCTTGTGGTGACTACTTCTATCTCTTCTGTAAAATCAATGGGCAACATATGCTTCTCTTTCATATTATCAGTTAAAGCATCATATTCATCTCGGTCAACCTGAGTTGCTATTTGATTAGCTTCCAAATCTACTTTACGAGTTTCTAAGTCACTTATTTTAATCTCTCTACCAACTATAATTGTATCAGTATCTATTTTTCTTTCAATCATTTTATACCACTTCCACTCCGCTTGCTGTAAAAGTTAACGCACTTGCTGTCCCACTCCTTATAACAATAGTATCGTTTTCAGCATCAAGAATATGTTTTCCATCATCAGAAA